GACCTTCAGTCTTTTCCTTAAGAAAATGCTGACGGTAATTAGCAAATGGACCAGCAGTATCGATAAAACGAATTAGCTGGAATGATTCAGAGTGCTTGTACTCCGTTGGAAATTCTGTTGGAGTTGTAACGAGTTGTTCAGCAGCATCCCATCCTGATTGGACGGCAGTTGATGTTGTTGTTTGAGTTGGACGATCTTCCACTGAGAAAGACTCGTCGATTGCTTGTCCGTATGTCGATGCATCCGGTGTTGATGTGTTTACGCCCATGGGCGGTATTCTCCTTTTCGCAGTTGTTTGCAGTTTGTTAAGCAGTTTCCTCGGCTAAAGATTTCTCCCAAGCTTCGGCTATTTCGTCAGTGACCTTGCGGTACTTCTCCCAGTTTATACGCTTCACGTGTAAAACGCCAAACTTAGTAAATATTGCTACCGCTGATTCGATCATTGATTTGCTGTACAAGCGCCTACCTTGTCGTTCCTCACCGTTTTTGTCAACCGTAGTTGGCAAACGGTAAGGAGATGTTGGCAAGTGCCCTTCGCTCATCCATAGTTTTAAAGTAATAACTGGGCGACCTAACGCTTTTGCTATTGCACCTATAGTGAACAAATCTAGTTCTTTTCCGTTAGGCATAACAGTTGGTCGAGGATGTGAATCCCACTCAACTTGCTTAACTTCTTTTACTTTTTCTTCACGACGTTTGCGTTTACTACCTGGATAAGTAATATCTGCAAAAGTTTGCTCAATAAAATCTTCTGTCATAGTAGGAACGCGTAAGATACCTTTGCTGGGAACATTGCATCAATATCTTCTTCTGATAATTGACCTTTGTAAAACGCAGCCATAATTGCATCTTCGCTAACGGTTGGAACCATAACAATGCAATCGTCTTTAATACCACGCTCTTCCAGCAATTTATCTGCTGTTTCCATGTTAAGTGATTTAGAAACTCGACGTTGGTTTGTAACAGTAATATTTTCGTCAAGTTCTAGTGTGATGTGCCCGCGACCGTCTACTTCACCAAGCTCTTGTACGGCTTCGTTAAGACGCTTTTTAATTTCGGATTGGCGGTCGGTTAAAAACTTAATTTGATCTTTAAGATCAATATATTGTTTTGCCTCATTGGTAAGGCTTTTTTTGTCTGACATTTAGTCCCCTTAGTTTGTAGTGAGAAACTACACCTTACAGGGGGGCACTGACAAATCGAGGAAGACGCGCCGATTACTCGGGTTTTAAATAATCCTCAAGAGCAGCGATAATGATGCTGGTAACGGTGACCCCTTGAGAGGCAGCACGCTTTTGAACGGGTAACCAGAGGTCATCAGGTACTCGGATCGTGCGTGTTGGGGTCTTCGGTGCGTTAGGCATCCATCTAGTTTACACGGATTTAAGCATCAAGAACTGGTTTAGGCTCTTTAGGCTGAAATCTATACCGCCAGCCTCATTTATGCCCTCACCGTCGATTACGGCGCTTGCTACGGCGTTTTTATGCTGAAGCATTTCGTGTTGTCGAATTTCAATAGACCCTTCAATTAAAAAGTCTTGGATGACTATAGAAGGCCATTTTGAGGAGGCTCGCATGATTCTTCCGTTGCGTTGAGTAGCCCCACCGCTACTCCAAGGCAAATCGTAATTAACAAGAAGGTTAGCCGCAGGAAGGTCGACTCCGTATCCACCAGCATCAGAGCTAACGAGGACACGCACAGCAGGGTCAGTGTTAAGCGCAATCTTATTTCGTTCTTTGGTTTTAGCATCTAATCTCCCAGTATAAGTTCTGCATCCATACTGTGCCAGCGCTTCGGCTAACTTATCTGTCATATCTACGTATGTAGCAAATATAACAACTTTGTTTGCTTCGTCTTGATCTAAGAATTCTTTTACGTACTGCAACAACGCGGTTAGTTTAGCGGAGTTATCTACTCCATCTAAATAACCAGCCTCAACTAACTCGTTAGCGTATGCAGATCCTTCTCCTACAACGGTTTTGTATTTTAATGCGCTGGTGCGTAGTAAGTCTGGGTGAGAACAAAGCATCTTTAAACATCCAACTTTAGACATAATTTTTCCGCGCCATTCGTTTTCTTCATAACTACCCGTGCCGTTTTGAACTCCGTAGTGAGCAAACACGTTGAAGTTAGCGCCAAACAACACAGCTGCTTCCGCTAAATCGTTTAATAAGTCTTTTCTAATTCTTTCGTAAAGTCTAGCGCTTCGCCGATCGAGCGTGATAAATAACGGCTCATTATGTATGGAATCTGGTAAGTGCGGCGCAACATCAGGATCTTTTTGCGACTTTCTAACACTTGATTCTTTAAGGCGCTCATGTAAAGTAGGCAAATTGCGATAACGCTGAACTCCACCCCAATTATTACGAACAATAAATGCTGAGTCAAAAATATCAAACCTTCCTAGTACGGAGTCATCTACAAACTGCATAATGCTAAACAACTCTTCTGGTTTTCCATTTTCTATGGGAGTTCCTGTTAAAGCAAATTTAAACGGAGCGTTAGCCATACGTTTAACGGCTTTAGATCGTTTGGATTTAAACGATTTAATAGCCGTGGCTTCATCGCAAACAATAAAACCTCTGGGTAGTTTTTTTACTAAATCCCAGTCATTAACAATTTGCTCGTAGTTCATAATTACGTAGTCAACGCCTGACTTGCGCCAATCGTAGGCTTCTTGATATTGCTTAAGACGTTGTTTTGGTGTGCCATCTATTACTAAAGACTTTGAGGTTCCTTCAGTAAACTTGTCAATCTGGTTAGCCCATTGGTACTTAAGGCTAGAAAGACAGATAACCATCCCAGGCTCCAGGATTGAACCGCTATCCATTAGCTGTTCGAGCGCTGCAATTGTTAATACTGTTTTTCCGAGCCCCAAATCATATGCCACTAAAACCTTATGGCGGTCAATCATTTTTTCAACAGCCTCTGGTTGATACGGTAGTAGCGTCCCTTTAAACGTCATAGTGGTATGTCGTTCACCTTATCTTTAGACCAATGGATATAAGACCTAACATACACAACGGCATACGCTAGAGCGCTAAATATAAATCCGTATTGACGGGTAGTCAAAGCGTAGGTTATCCAAAGAATTTCGTTAAATAAAAGAACGTGCCAACCCCAAATAGTTTTGCGACCAACAAAGTAAATTCCGGCTACACCGATTACGGCTAGTAGCCACGACCAATACTGCATCACTTGTAGGCTCTCATTCTTGTATTAATTAGTACTTCTAAATCTTCTACACTTCCGTTATTAACAAATATTTGATCAACTTTGTACCCATCAAGTTCTGTTTCTGAAACATGTTCGTTTACAGCGGTATTCCCAAGACGTTTAATACGCCAAATTTGACCTTTAAAAGTTTGAATCCACTCAGCTTCGTTTTCAAACCTAACATCTGAAACAACAACTTTATCTTGTGGGGCTACATCAGAAAGGGATTCGTAGATCCAAAACGAATCTCCAAAAATCTTTCTTGCTCCAATACCAAGGTCTTGAAGTAGTCTTCGTATTTCTGGGTAATCAACTTTTGCTTTGTCCCAACCATAAGAATCTACAATGTCTTGTAAACGGTAGTTAATAACGCTGGTCCCATAACCTTTTGAAATTAATGGGTCGGTTTCGTACAAAAGATTTTTAATAGGGTCAGCAAAAGCAACTCTTTTGTAGCCGTGTTTTTCAACAAGAATATTGGCAACAGTGTCTTTTCCAGATTGGGCGTACCCACTTAATCCAATAATCATTTATTCCCCCTAGAAATTTCTGCACATTCATACGCTGCCTTTTGCATAGTTTTCTCTTGAGTCTTTGCATAAGCCTCTATATCTTTGGCTATCTCCTCGCGCAACTCTTTCTCAAATTGTATGATTTCGATGTCAATCATTCCCCACCTCCTTTAGTGCGCTAAGGTTCCGAAAACTTAACACTCCTTGTGTTAGGTTTTTCATTCCCCCACCTCGTCAGGTGCCGACTCATCTTCAAAGAAGCAACCACACCCACCGACATCAAACATATCTATTTGCTCGGGTTTTGTATCTATTCTGCGCTTGAGTTCAATTAGTGGGAGTCTGCGCGTTACGCCGTCCTTTTGGTCTTTTAAGATTGACACATCTTTGCCGAGAAACTCGCGCATTTCCTCCTCTTTTTCGAGCCATACCTGAAAACGCTCAGGCATTTGTTTGTAAAGTTGGGTGAATTGCGCTTGCCCAGCCCTGACGCACCCACCACCGCAATTGTTATGAGCAAACCCTAGATCGTAAAGCCGTGGAGTTTTTAGTCCTTCACTCTTTGCCCAGTCGAGCAGTTGGGTTTTATCTAAATAG